AGACGTTCATTAAATATTTTATTTTCTGAATGGGCCAACAGAGGTATTCAACTTTGGGCAATCAAACAAGCAGCTGTTAATTTAGTTCAAGCTCAAGCAACTTATAGCACAGCCGCAGGTAGTACAGGATATCCAGCAGATATTAGTGATGTATTAGAAGCATGGATTAGAAATAATTCAAGTGGTACTTCGGCAGATGTATCTTTAACTAAAATAGATAGATCTCAATATGCAGCAATACCAAATAAAGCAGCACAAGGTACACCTTCTCAATATTATGTAGATAGATTAGTTGCACCAACTGTAACTGTCTATGGTACTCCAAGTGCTAGTTTTTCAAGTGTAGGAACACCTACAAATTTTCAATTATGTTTTTTCTATTTAGCTAGACTACAAGATGTAGGAGCATACACAAATACAGCAGATGTAGTTTATAGATTTTATCCATGTATGATTTCAGGTTTAGCTTATTATTTAAGTATTAAATATTCTCCAGACAGAACAGAATCATTAAGATTATTATATGAAGATGAATTGGCTAGAGCACTTAAAGAAGATAGTCAAGGTACATCATCTTATATTTCACCAATGACATTTTATGGAGATGGAGTATAATGGGAGTATACGCAACAGGTAGAAATGCAGTAGCTATTTCAGATAGATCTGGATTAAGATTTCCTTATTTAGAAATGGTTAGAGAATGGAATGGTTCATTAGTTCATTATTCAGAATATGAAGCTAAACAACCTCAACTTGATCCACAATTTGTGGCTGGAGATGCACAAGCTTTATTAAATCCTAGAGTTCAAAGAGCTTCAACAGCTGGTTTAATTTTATTAGAAAACAATCCTTTTGAAGTTATTGTTTCATTTAATCCTTTTATTACATACGTAAATGTTTATTCGCTTGATCATCAAAGAAAAGCAAATTCTATTGTAAGATTAAGAGGTTTTCCTCAAGTTACAGCACCTGGAACAGGTGGACCTGATGCTCCAAATTTACAATCTTTTGCAAACATTCCAACTATTTCTGGAGTAACTGATATAGGTTCAGCAGCTGGTTTTACAATTCAATTAGGAAAAATAGATAATGCAGGTTTTGTTACAGGAGCAACTACTACTGACCCATTAACAAATCCTATTAGTTATTTTTATTTTCAAAGTGGTGACAATGCAACAGCATCTGGTATAGTAGGTGGTTTTAATAGTTGTTCCGCAGGACCAGTAACATTGGAGGCATTATAATATGGCATACACTTTAGCAAATTTACAAGCAGATATAAGATCATACACAGAAGTTGGTGCTAATGTTTTAACCGATGCTATTTTAAATAATTTAATTAAAAATGCAGAGAATGATATTTACAGATCTGCAGATTCTGATGAAGAAAGATTTTACGCTACATCAAATTTAACAGCTAATAATAGATATGTTAGTATACCTTCAGATTTAAGATTTATAAGATATGTTCAAGTAACAGATGGTGCAGGAAAACAAGTATATTTAGAGCCTAGAGATACTAGTTTTATGGCTGAATATTATTCTACACCTAATATTTCTTCAACAGATTTACCTAAGTATTATGGAAACTGGGATGCTACAACTTGGGTTATAGCTCCTACACCAAATGCTAATTATGGAGTAGTTTTGGCTTATAACAAAGAACCAACTAGTTTAACTAGTACGGTCAATAATACTAGCACAACTGGGACTTATGTTTCTAATAAATATCAAGATGTGCTTCTATATAAATGTTTAGTAAATACATATGCTTACTTGAAAGGTCCGACAGATATGTTACAATACTACAACCAAGCATATGAAAAAGCTTTAATGACGTACGCGGTTGAACAACAAGGCCGAAGACGTAGAGACGAAGATAGCGATGGAGAAATTCGTACTCAACTAGTATCAGAATCTCCATCAGCTTACGGCAATAGACGAGGAACAAGTTAACACAAAGGAGAAAATAAATGGCAAATATAGTACCTTTCGCTTTTAAAGGAGAACTCATGTCTGGAACTCACAATTTCAGTGCAGGGGGTAATACTTTTTTTCTAGCGTTATATACGGCTAATCCATTCACAACAGCAAGTACAGTTTATGTTACAACTTCAGAAGTATCTGGAGCCGGTGGTTCTAACTATACAGCTGGTGGAAAACAATTACAAAACCAAGCAGTAGGCGCTTCAACAGCAACTACTACAGTTGATTTTGATAATTTAACATGGGGAGCAGCAACAACAGGCGCTGCAACTTTTGGAGCAGCTTTTGCGGCAATCTATAACTCAACTAATGGAAATAAAATAGTTGTAGCTTTAGATTTTGGTGGAACAAAAACGGCAACCAATGGTGATTTTACTATTGCGTTTCCTAGTATTGCTGTACCCGCTAATGCAATTTTAAGTTTAACATCATCATAGGATTTTAAATAATGGCTTTAGTTTTAAATGATAGAGTAAAAGAAACTAGTACAAGTACTGGTACAGGTGCAATGACACTTGCCGGTGCTGCAATTGGTTTCATAACTTTTGCAACAGGCATTCAAGGAAGTAATACAACTTATTACACTATTCATAATCAAGGTACTAATGAATGGGAAGTAGGTTTAGGAACTCTTAATGCAGGTGGTAATGAGTTAACAAGAACAACTGTAATCACTTCTTCAGATGGTGGTACAGCAGTTACTTTTAATACAGGAACAAAAGATGTTTTCTGTACTCTACCTGCAGTTAAAACTCCAGACATGACATTAACAACAACAGGAGACGTATTATATGCATCTGCTGCCAACGCACCAGCGAGACTAGCATTAGGATCAGCTGGCCAAATATTAGTTGTCAACGCAGGAGCAACCGCTCCCGAGTGGACAGTTAATGATAAAGCATCGGAAGGATTTGCAGTTGCTATGGCAATTGCATTATAAGTAAAGGATAAATTATGGCACAAAATTTTAGAAGACATACATTAAACCAAGTTGGAACTGTAGCGACTGAAGTATTTCAGTCAAATGGTTTTGATTGCGTGGTAGGTATATCTTTATCTAATGTACTAGGAACAGCTATTAATGCTACAGCTTATATCAATGATGGAACAAACAACATCTCTATAATAACTACAGCTCCAATCCCAACAGGATCATCTCTACAAGTTTTAGATGGTGGCGCTAAATTTGTTATGCAAAATGGAGACAGATTATTTGTTCAAAGCGATACCGCTTCATCAATTGATGTATATATTAGTATAGTAGATGATATTAGTAGTTAAGGATAAATATGGCATACATAGGCAACAGGCCTGCGAATCAAGCTTTAACAGCTAATGATATTGCAGATGGAATAGTAACTAATGATAAATTAGCAGGTAGCATTAGTAATAATAAACTATTGCCTCTTGCAAACTCAACTTTAGTCAACGATGCTGTCACATATAATTCTGTTACAGTTGCTTTAGGAGCTTCAGGTAGTATTGATGTAGGAGATCCCGCTCCAACATTTACTTCTATTAGTCCAGCAACGATCGACAATACGTCTACAATTATTACAATTACAGGAACAGGTTTTGTATCTATTCCTCTTGTTGAAGCAGTTAACACTACAAGTGGAGCAAGGATTACAGCTTCAGCAGTAGGATTTACTTCTGCTACAACTTTAACAGCTACATTTACAATTTCAATTGATGGCACTTATTTCATACATATTCAAAATCCAGACGGAGGAGCAGTTAATTCTGGTTCAGCACTAACCGTTTCAGATGGTCCAGTTTGGACTACATCTTCTGGTTCTCTTGGAACTTTTGCTGGTGGTTCAGCAATTGCTTCAACAGTAGTAGCTACAGAAGGTGCTCAAGCTATTACATACGCATTACAGTCTGGTTCATTACCTGGAGGTTTATCTTTAAATACATCCACAGGTGTGATATCAGGTACAGAGAGTGGAGCTACAGTAACGACACTATTTTCATTTAGTATCAGAGCTTCAGACCCACAATCACAAACTGCCGACAGATCTTTCACTATGACAATTTCTGTAGGCGCAACAGGATCAACACAATTTAACTAGGAATATATTATGGCATCAACAGTATTATCAAGAACACAAGCTAACGGAACAAGTTCTAGAATATTTACAGCTTCAATTTGGTTTAAAAGAAGTCCAGTAACAAATGTTGGTAATCAACCTATATGGTCATCAAGTTCATCTACAGGAGATGCTTTAGATTTAATTCTTCAAGGTAATGGTGAAATAGTTTTTGAAGACGTAAATGGAAATGCTCCAAAATTTGTAACTAGTAGACAATTAAGAGACCCCTCTGCTTTTTACAATGTAGTGGTTGCGGTAGATTCTACACAAGCAACAGATACAAATAGAGTTAAAATTTATTTAAATGGAGTACAAGAAACTTCTTTTTCAACAGCAACTTATCCAACTCAAAATATGGATTTTGCTATTTCTACTTCTGCCGACACAATGAAATTTGGTAGTGGCGGACAATATAATACTAATTATTTTGATGGTTTAATGTCTTATGTTGCTTTTGTAGATGGCACAGCATATGATGCAAGTTATTTTGGGGAAGTAGATTCTGCTTCGGGAATTTGGAAGATTAATACTAGTCCTTCTGTTACTTATGGAACTAATGGTTGCTTTTTAAAAATGGATACGTCTTCTCCTGGATCAGATATATCAGGAAATAATAATACATTTACAGCTTCAGGCACACCAACTTTAGC